ACCCTTCGTTCCCCCCAAGGGGGCCGAGGATGCCAAATACAGCCACGCTGAGCCACGAATGCACGAGGCGGGGTTCGTGTTGCCCAGATTAGAAACTAGGCCGCCTAGCGTTGTGCTGGGGGTCTTTCGGGGGATGAGGCTGCCGAGTGGCTGGATCGGGTGTTTCACATGAAACTGCGGGGCTGGCAGAAATATGCGCTCGATCGAGCGTTGGAATACGACCAGGACAGGCGGCTTGTGTGGTCTGCGGTCATCATTACGGTAGGGAGACAGAGCGGGAAGTCTTTTCTCTCTCGGGCAGTGTGCATGTGGCGGCTGCACCATCAAGAACTATTCGGCGAACCACAAACGATCCTGCATGTGGCTAACCGACGCTCCACTGCTATGGAAGTCATGCGACCGGCAGGCTTATGGGCTACTGAGATCTACGGGAAAAAGGCAAGTGAAGTGGGGCAACGAATCCGCAGGCATCGAGTTACCCACAGGCGACAGGTGGCTCGTGCACGCCGCTAACGAATCGGCCGGTGTGGGCTACTCGGTGTCGATGGTATTCGTCGATGAGGCGTGGAAGGTCAAACGTGAAGTAGTCGACGACGCACTATCACCGACAATGGCCGAAAGGGAACAGCCACAAATCTACCTCGTGTCTACCGCAGGTGATTCCCAGTCGGATCTAATGCAGGCATATAGGCAACGCGCACTCGACCGCTTAGATGATGATGAACCAGGCAGCGTCCTGCTCATGGAGTGGAGCGCGCCCGCCGAGGCCGACCCCGATCTCGTAACGACCTGGCGATGGGGCTCACCCGAATGGAACGACAAACGCGAAAACTTCCTGAGACAGCAATGGGCCCGCATCGAGGAATCAGCGTGGCGACGCGAATACCTAAACCAGTGGGTAGTCCGCGCCGGTCATTGGCTCAAAGACTCGTGGTGGAACGGCACACTGGATCCTGACGCGCAACTCCCAACAGATGGAGTGTGGAGTGTCGCGGTCGAAACAGACTTCGACGGTATGGGTCACGCCGTAGCAATAGCAGCACCCGACGCCAACGGGCACATCATCATCCGAGTCACGACACACCGAACGATCAAGGAAGTCGATGAGCAGATCGGAAAAATACGGGCCGAGCACCCGAGTGTTTATGTGCAAGTGACTCCAGGCTACGTTGATCGGCTCCGCGAAAAGTTCGATTCACTCGTGGGCCAGCGTGAAGCAGTGAGCGCGACACAAGTCCTCCAAGACCTATTCAGCCGGCAGCAGCTTCGGCACGACGGATCCCAAGTGCTCCAGGAACATTTCGCGAACTCGAAAATATCCCAGCGTCAAGGCGGCTGGGTACTCACCGCACCAATGGGACAGAACGGGATCTACGCGGCGCGGGCGGTCATGTTCGCCGTGAGTCAGGCAGCGAAAGCCCCGAGGAGTGTCGCGACGATCCGCAGCCGAAGGCCGACACGCCGACACGCATAAATCACGCAAACACACGTAAACTGCATCAAACCGTGGTAAAGGGCTACAATGGCCCCATGGTGTTCCCCCGAGCCCTCGCGATCGTGCGCGGTCAAGAGTCTATTTCCCAGACTATGGATTCTCCGGATCCTGCCGCCGCCCACGTTCGTGAATCCTCCGGACTCGTGGCCCTGCTCGCGAATCAGTTGCAAGGCAGTTCGACGACGACTTAACGCGATGCAAGTCCCAGCGTTCGTTAACGCACTGAAAACGTACACGCACACGATTAGCGCGTTCGCCCTACGCGAGTACGTCTACGACTCGCCCGTAGCGGCCCGCAGTTTCCTCGCGCAACCATCCCGCACACTGCCCTACTCCGCAGTAATGACCAGGACAGTAAGCGACCTGCTCATGTATGACCGCGCCTACTGGCTCGTAACCGAGAGGACATGGGACGGATTCCCTTCACAAATCAAAGGAATGAGAGTCGAGGACACCACCGACACACCCGCCTATTACGCCGGTATCGAGGACACAGCACAACCACCCGCCGACCCGTTCTATTACCTCGGTCAGCGCGTCCCCACAAGCGAAGTTATAAAGTTCTATGGTGGTGGCGAAGGCGGATGGTTGAAGAACGGCGCGACAGCGATCAACACAGCCGCCGCACTTGAAGCCGCGACACTCATGTATTCCGAGACCCCGATCCCGACAGTGGCACTGAAAAACAGTGGGCCGGATCTCCCAGCCGCGCAAGTCGATTTACTCCTCGACGCTTGGGAGGAAGCACGGGCGAACCGTGGAACCGCATACCTGAACAACACGATCGACGCGCAAGTGATGGGATTCAGTGCTCGCGATGTGCAACTCGTTGAAGGCAAGAATCTAGCCGCCACACAGATTGCTAGATTCTGCAACCTCGACCCGATCTGGGTTGGTGCTGGCGTCCCCGGCTCAAGTCTCACCTACTCATCGAGGGTTGACCTGTACCGGCAACTACTCGACACGGCACTCCGCCCCGTAATGAACCTGATCGAGCAACGCCTATCGATGCCCGACGTAACCCCCAGGGGCCATACGATCAAGTTCGACACGACATCATTCCTGCGCGCTAATCCGCTGGAAACAGCCGACCTGATAACGAAACTTTTACCTCTCGGCGTTATCACCGAGGATGAAGCAAAAATGATCCTAGATCTACCCACACTTGGGGTCTATTCCATGAGCAGGGAGTAAGCATGAAACAACTCAACACCGAAAGCACAGTCATATTTCAAGAGCGTGAGGACAGCGCGGGCGACATTGTCGGCACAGGTCACGGCATGGCCGTCCCCTACGGCACGGAAACCGTTATCGGTGGTGTCCGCGAATCATTCGCCGAAGGATCATTCGACCTGGACAACGTCATCGGAAAGCCCCTCGCCTACCGTCACGGCGAACCCGTCGGAATCATTACCGGCGCGGAAAACCGCGAGGACGGTCTCTACATTGACTTCGACATCGTCGACACTGCGCTAGGACGCGACGCGGCAGTACTCGCCAGAACCTCCACCATCAAAGGCCTGTCGGTCGGATTCAACCCGATCACATCCGCTTGGAACCGCGCAAAAGATGCGATCCAACACACAGCAGCGAACCTCCTAGAAGTGTCGCTCACCCCATACCCTGCCTACTCCACCGCTGGAGTGAGCAGCATTAGAGAAGAAGAAGGAGAAACAATGTCCGACACAATCGAATCGGCCGAACTGGTGTCGGTCGACCAAGAAGCACGCGAAGCAGTCAAGAGCTTGCGCGAAGAAGTAGGAACCATTCACGCCCGAGTATTTACGAGCGAAGCAGCCGAGCACCCTCTGGCAAAATACCGTTCATTCGGTGAGTACTCCAAAGCAGTATTTGAAGGTGATACAGAATCCCGCGCATTAGTCGACCAGATCACAGCCAACAACGCCGGTGTCATGCCACCTAACTGGATACTCGATGTCAAGGGAATTATTGACCTTGGCCGCCGCGTCATTCAAGGTGTCGGTGGCCCCGAGTCTGCAGGTGTCTCAGGTATGGACATCAGCTGGCCATACTTCGACGGGTCACTTACTGACTACGTTGAAGCCCAAGCAACCGAAAAAGGTGAAGTTAACAGCGCACGCATCGATCTGGACAAAGGAACCGCCACACTGGCAACATACGCCGCCGGGTCGGATATCTCCTACCAGCTCCTTGAGCGCAGCAGCCCATCGTATTTGGATGCACACAACCGCATCATGCTTTCGTCGTACGCTGCAGTGACAGATCGCAAATTTACTAGCGACCTGTGGACTGACGGCGCTGGTGGAGAATCCTTACGACTTTGCCGCCGACACAACTGGGTCAGGATTCAGGGGAGGCAGTATTCAACAGTTCGGTAACCGTTGAAGATGCAACCGGTGCACCAGCCACTGCAGTTTTCGTTTCCACTGCCGTATTCAAGAAAATCGGTGGCTGGTCGACGTTCATGCCGGAATCAACCCCAGTGTCAAACGTGTCAGGACTTGCAACCGCTTCAACACTGCGCGTGACCGTTTCAGGTTTGCCAGTGATTCGCGCCAAGTGGCTTGACACAAACGCTGCCTACAACGCCATCGTGACCAACGGGGCATCAGCTCGCTGGCTCGAAGATGGGCCACGTTTGGCAACCGCTGAGAATGTGGCACAACTCGGGCGTGACATATCCATTTATGGATACGGAACCACGGCCGCGTATTTGCCTGCTGGCATCGTTCGCGTTTACGACTTCTAAACCCGAAAGGTAGCCGATTATCATGGCACTAGTAACCGGTCAACAACTGGCCGACAATCTAGACATCGAGTATGCCGCACCACAGGACGACATACTTGACGTGCACGCCGACTCGGCGTGTGTCTTAATTGGCTACCTTGTTACGCCCGCTTCGTTTACAGCGGAACCAGCGCCCCTACAAATAGCGGCTATGACCGTTGCCACGGAAACGTATCAAGCAGCCTACGCTGCTGGTGGTGAATCAATCAGTGTTGACTTCACTCCCGGGCCTAGAATCAACTCCGCAATCATGGCACGGGTTACAGTACTCATGGCGCCATACAAACAAATGACAACAATGGTCGGATGATGGCGCTCACCACAGAAGCCCGGGAACTACTCATTGCGGCCCTCACCGGGCTTGGGTACAAGGTCTACGACAACGTACCCACAGTGCCCGTCACTCCTAGCGTTGTCATCGTCCCAGACTCACCATGGGTACGCGCCAGGCGCATAGGGTCAAACCTGAACTATGAATGTCGCTGGCGCATCCTTGTCAGTGTCAACGCCAGGGTAAACGACTCCGCAATCAAAAACACGGAGGAAGCAATAGATGTGTTGCTCGCAGCTATCCCCACAGAGTTCACGGTGGAGTCAGTAAACGCACCACAACTATTGACCCTGGGTACGCAGGGGACAGTTATCACAACCGAAATTCAAGTAAACATACAGATGAAGGAGTAAAAGATGCCAGCAGTAGGAGTAACAGGAGCAGTTTTCACCGTCGATATTGGCGGCACGCAATACGAGGATCAGATAACATCCGGCACAATCAACACAACCCCGGTCATTGTTCGCACCAAAACACTTTCCAGCGTTGCGTTTGACCAGGTTGATTTAAACAGCACCATGGCCGTTGACTTCTTGTATGACGAGGCAGCAGGTATCTACGCGGCACTACAGACAGCTATTGCTGCAGGTACCGCCGTGGCCGTGACTATCGCGTCAACGTCTGGGACATGGACAGGCACGGCAATGATGATTGAATCCGCTGACCTGACCTACCCGGGTGACAACGTGGTGACAGTTTCCGCATCATTCACCGGCACAGTCACATTCAGTTAAGGCCAAGGGGGACACATCATGCAAAGAGCTAGGTTATACGTTTCAGGAGAAGGCATCGAAGAACGCAACTTTTGAACTGCTCCAAGGTCACAGTCTCATGTGCACCCGGATTATTAAAACCGAGTCAGACACAAATGAGGCTAGGGCGTTGGCGATCAGTTACTACGAGGTTGAAGGTAAAGAGCCCGGTGACCTGAAAACGGTGGAAGCGTGGGCATTACGCAAACGCATCGTCGTAGAAGCAATGTGGGAAGAAATCGACCCTTTCAACCTGGGTGTGATGAAAGGCTCCTAATTTGAATTAAGTGTTGCCCTTGGGTGGCCATTGGAACATGTTAAAAAATTGACGATGCAGGAAGTGATTACTTACTGGGAGGTGTTGGAAAGTGGCTAAAGAGTTTGACACATACATTGTGGGACTTAACGAGCTACTGCGGGACTTCTCCAAACTCGGTAAAGAAGCGTCAAAAGAATTACGCCAGGCATCTAAAACTATTGCGGAACAAAAAATGGTGCCAGCGTTTCGTCAGGCCGCACTCAACTCTGGGCCTTGGGGTGAAGCGTTAGCCTCCGGTGTTCGTGCTGGCGCTGACCGTGTGCCCAAAGTAATGATTGGGTCACAAAAGAAAATTACTCGGGGCAAGGCGTCAAGTAACATGTTGCGTTACCCGGTTGATACCGGTGACGGTGGAGACTCAACGGCCCCCTTCCAACGCACCAGTTGGCTATCTAAGGCACGCACATACCAAAAGCCTGCATTAGAGGAATGGTCACAAACAGTTGATCGCCTAGTAGCGAAATGGCCAAGAATCTAATGGCAACCATAGGCGGCAAAACCCTCCAAATTTTTGTTACTGCAGACCTGAAAAAATTTAACTCTGGACTGAACAAAGCCCAAGGCGGCCTTAAAGGTTTCGCCAGCACAATGAAATCAATGGTCGGCCCGGCCCTCATTGCGACAGCTGCAGCGGCCGGCGCGCTCGCAGTCAAGTTCGGGGTCGACGGTGTTAAGGCTGCACTCGATGATGAAGCCGCACAAAAAAGTTAGCCACCACACTCTTGAACGTGGGCCTAGCCCATGACACTAAAGCGGTCGAAGGCTACATTTACCAGCTAGAACGCTCCCTCGGTATAGCAGACACAGAATTACGGCCGGCATATGATCGCCTGGTACGGGCGCTGGGTGACACAGAAAAAGCCAACACGGCCCTGCAGCTCTCCCTCGATGTGTCGGCCGGGTCAGGTAAAAGTTTAGAAGCCGTAACTGAGGCACTAGGTAAAGCCTACGAAGGAAACATTGCGGGCCTGTCCCGACTCGGGGCCGGCATCGACGCCGCCACCTTGCGTTCTGGCGACATGGAAGCAATCACCAGGAAACTCTCTGGCACATTCGCAGGCCAAGCAACAGCCTCAGCTAGCACATTCCAAGGCCAAATAGGTCGACTAACAACAGCTGCAGACAACCTTAAAGAAGCCTTTGGCCAAGGCATGCTCGACGCCCTGGGCGACAGCAACACTAGTACACAGGCCCTCGTCGATAGCATGGAAAGCCTAGAGCCCATGATTAAGGCGGCCGGCACGGCCAGCGTCGACTTTGCTGCAGGCCTTCTTATCCTCAGTAACAGGGTGGCTAACTTTGGCAGAGAGACAGAGGACAGCAACGGCAGCGGCCTTGACCTAGCGGCAACACTCTACAAATTACAGCTGCAACTAATACCAGGCGCGTCGGCAGCCCTGACATTTGCCGGAACAATAACGGACGTTGGTTCGGAAGCCCGCATTACCAGCGGTGCCCTAGCAGACATGTACAAAAAAACTATTGCCGTGGGCATGGCTGCACTTGCATCAGCCGGTGCAACTACGGAGGCGCAACAGTCTTTGATTGACTCGGCCTATGACTCAGGTATTGCTGCAGATCAAGCAGCGGAAAAAGAAAAAAGGCTGGCACCATATTTTGCACGCCGCGCCGAATTACTCGCCCTAGCCACTGCTGAAACTAAATCGTTAAATACTGCGACTGGCAAAATGTCAGAGGGTACAGAGGAACTGACTAAAAAACAGATTAAACTGATCGCACTTAATGAAGATTTGGCCGCGTCTTACTCGAACACGGCCGACAAACTGAACACGAGAATGGCGAAACTTAACGAGAATCTTGGCATTCTTGACACGATGCAGTCGAAACTGTCCGCCGGACTTGACCTGGCGTCAGCCTTTGAAGGCCAATTTGATGATGCCGGCGCTGCCACTGGTGTCAGCCTGCTTGAAGGTTTCAACAAACAAATAGACCAGGCGAATTACTTTGGCCAAGTACTTACGGCGATAAAAGCCCAAGGCGCAGACCAGCACCTTATCGATCAGATCGCCAGTCTAGGGCCAGTTACAGGCGCGGCCCTTGCCACTCAGTTACTCGATGATGGCCTAGTGCCGACGATGACCGAGAAATTTGCTGGCGTCCGTAAATCAACCGCCGGCCTTGCCCTCGGGTTAGTGCCCGGATTTGTTGCTGCCGGTATTGAATCAGGCGCCGCTGCCGTTGACGGACTAGCAACCCAGTTAGCCAAGGAAGGCGACCGACTCTCGAAACTGGGGAAGCGCATTGGAAAGCCGGTAGGGGCAGCGTTTAAGGCGCAGCTGGCCAAAGATGTGGCAGAAGCCTTGGCGAATGTGGAGGCCGCGGGCAGTGCAGCTAGGGCCGGTGCGATTGCCCGGGCAGAGGCTCAACAGTCAGCCATTACTGATCAGCAGGTGGCGCAGGCGATTGCTAACGTAATACGGCGATCTGACAGCCGCAGTGGCGCAGTGGTACAACCGGTGTTGACATGACCCTAGAAATCACTATTAACGATGATGTGATCAACCTTGGCCTTTTTGATTACAACCTGGCGATTGCCCACGGCCGCAGTGAAGTGACCAATAACCCCACGGCATCCAACGTCCAGATAACACTCAGGGGAGACACAGGCCCACAGCTGCAAATCGCTGACTTTGTGGCGATTACGTTTAATGATGTGCCTAGATTTACTGGCACGATCTCCGACCTGAACGTGTCATTTATTAGCACAACAAACCCGACCGCGATCACCAGCATTACGGCAATGGGTAACCTTTCCCACCTTGGCCTAGTCGATGTTGGGGCCAGCGGTTGGACTGAACAAAGCGCCCGGCAACGTGTCGAAGCAATAATGGTCGGGTCAGGGGAAACACTCGTTAATGGTGGGGACGCCAACATTACCCTGCACACGGTTGACCTTGTAGATGCACAACCCGCCACGGCACTAGACGCCCTGCAGGAAGTGGCAACCTGGACAGGTGCAACATTCTTTGATGACCCACAGGGGCAAATCGTTTTTGAGGATTACGGTAACAGGGGCCAAACAACCTTTGCTGGCATATGGTCAAACCAGGTGGGCACCTGGGCGGATGCAGCTGGTGACTGGGCGTCATACCCAACCGTGATCACTGCTACATCGATGGATGCCGGCGCCGTAGTGTTCGCCCCTACGTTCACTAAAAC